AGCATATAAAACCCATTCAGGCACTATTGAAAAATAATTATCAGCAGTGATTCTTTGTGTCATGTTTGTTCTTTCATGTGGGTTTCACACTCTAGGTGGTACCATCATCATCTGCATGGTTGCGCCTAGTGCGTTGTTATGTTTGTTCATGTGGAAACCCTTGCTGGCTAGTTCAGTAAGGGTTTTTGCATTTGTGGGTTTCAAGTATGACACACCCATCTGTCATAGTGATCACATGAAGAAAATAACTAAACCCACACATGGCAGCCTTGAATGGTTGCAGACACGCCACAAGCATGATGGGCAAACCATTGTGGGCGCATCAGAAGTATCAAGCATCATGGGCTGCAATGATTGGAAAAACATTATTGATCTGGCTATAGAAAAAATGCAGCCACCCATAGTGCGTGAACAGAATGATGCAATGAAGCGTGGCACATGGCTTGAATCAGGATTGATTACAGCAGCGCAAGAAGAACTAAACCTGCAAGTTGAAACACCAGATGTGATGTACCTGAATGGCAGGTTGATAGCCACGCTTGATGGGCTTGCTGATGATGGGCGTTTAATTGAATGCAAGACCACTACCAAATGGGTTGCCAATGAACCCTGCCTGCCAGAATGGTATTGGCAAGCACAAGCACAGATGTTTTGCAGTGGTGCTGAACTGGTTACTTTTGTGGTGCTAGATAGGCAACTGCGTATCAGTATGTTTAATGTGGAACGCCACAACAATGATATTGAACTGATGGTTGAAAGGGTTACAGCGTTCTGTGAATCCATTGATGCAGAACAGTTACCAGAAGATGTGCCACTGAACTATGAACAAGTATCACTACTGCACCCACAGCCATCTGGGGAACTGCAACTAGACAGTGCAGCACTATCACTGATCATGGAATGGAACGCAGCCAAAGCAGCTTTGAAAGAAATACAGCAACTTGAAAACGATCTCAAAGACAAACTTGCCAACCTGATGCGTGACCATGAAACAGCCAGCATTGATGGTCAAAAGGTATTGACATTCAAAGCCCAATCAACCAGCCGATTTGACAGCAAAGCATTCAATGATGCGCACCCAGACATGGCAAACCAGTTCACCAAAACATCATCATTCAGAGTGATGCGCACAGTGAAAGGTGCAGTGTGATGACACAGCCACAGATATACAGCCTGCTTACACAGGTGATGACAGATGCAGGTGCAGTGAAGAAAGGTGATTTCAATAGTCACCAGAAGTTTAATTTCAGGGGCATTGATGCTGTGATCAATGCTGTTTCACCAGCGTTGCGCAAGCATGGCGTTGTTGTAGTACCAACAGTGATCACCAGTGATTATGAATCTGTGCAGGTGGGGCAGAACAGAACAGTGATGGGACACGCACGCATCACAATCACCTATACCTTTTACGCACCAGATGGTTCAAGCGTGGCTGCAACTGTCAGTGCTGAATCTATGGACAGTGGCGATAAAGCCACAGCAAAGGCTTACAGCGTTGCATTCAGAACAGCACTGCTTCAAACACTGTGCTTACCAACTGATGAAGCAGATCCTGATTCAGATACCTATCAAAGATCTGCGCATGACGCACCAGAGCGTGAACAGCCAACACGCATTGAAAGACCACAACAGGCTGCGCAACCAAACAAACCACCAACCAAAACATCAGGTGCAGTTATCACTGAAGCCCAAACAAACTTCATCAACAACTTGTTGCGCCAAACAGAATGTGATGAACAACTACTGGTAGATCAGTTTGGTTCTGGAATTGCTGGTATGTCATCACAAGTTGCAAAGAAAGTAATTGATGCGTTGTTGTCAGTGCGTAAAGGTGAAGCAGAAATTGTGATGGGTTCTGATGGCAAATTTGTCATTGCATAAAACTTTCTGAAATCGTGTCAAATTATTTTTTGAATTATTTTTGATGCTTGTGTTGCAAGGGTTTGATTTTTTCGTTTAATCGTTTTGGGGTTGTTTTGTAATTTCTTAAAAACCCAATGTGATAAAGTGTGGTTATGGAACAAACAACATTGTTCAAGATTCATAACAGGATTCTTGAACGCAACACAGAAATATCAATCACTGGTGAATCAGGCAGATTCAAATACCTTTACCAAAACAATAGTGATGGCAGCATTACTTGTTATGGGGGCAAGACAGGTCATGCCATGTACAGATCATTCATGCCTAATCGGGTCAAGCGCATTCATTCAAAGAAGAAGTTGCGCTAATGGCTAGGACTTTCAAACCCTTGCCAGATAAGGCTTTGCAAGGGTACTTGCATCTGGATATCACCTGTGGTTATGCTTCAGGTATGAACACAAACACAAACAAAGCAAACAAAATTGTATTGCCTGATATGAACGCAACAGAAATATGCAGTAGATGTGATGATTTCTTCAAACCTGAAGATGGTCACACAAATGCGTATGGATCATTCCACTGTGAAGAATGTTCTTACATAGATACCAAATTGGAAAGAACAATCAGAAACAGAAACAAAGCAAAGAAAGCACAACAATGAAGACAACCACTTGCAATCGATGTGGCAAGACCAATCTCAAATGGGAAACCAGCAAAGCCGGCAAGCACTATCTGACTGATGCAGAGGCCACTAGTATCACCAACACCGACGGCAAAGCAATCAAGACCATCAGACCAGCACACCAATGTTTGACACCCGAACAGCAGGAAATTTCCACAGGTTTTCAGCAGGCAGCAGATCATGCGCACCTGCTTGAAGCGAAGCGCGACAGGATCACTGCGCAGATCCTTGCGCTTCTAAGTGACGAAGGCGATTTGGCTGATGATGTGATTGCGGTGGTTCGCGACCTGAACAAGCACCGTGCAGAGATTGCTGGCGAGATTCAAGCGTTGCAGGTCAAGTTCAATGAAGGGTGGGTGTTCTAATGACCACATACCGAATCCAAATCTCCATCAACGCACTAGAGGAACACCTCAATCGCCTCTATTGTGTGGTCGCACAAGTCAAAGGTATGCAAACCCTGCACCACCATGTCGATGGCATAGGTGCTGGTGTTATCTCAGTCAGATCAGCGAGCAAAACAACCGCCACTGTCAAGATGAGCTGCCCCGCCATCAAAGAGTTCATTGCCGACCTTGAATACCAAATCGAATTCGCCACCGAGCGATACGAGCGCGATTACCGCAACCAATGCAAGCGAGCACTAATCTCAATCAACAAACAACTCGCCAGACGCGCTGTACAACCCTGATACAACCAACTGATAAAATCTCCAAACAACCAAAAAGGAAGAAACAACAATGAAAATCAACCCATCCGCCATTCACTGCGTAGTAGGTGGCCAATTCGGAAGCGAAGCCAAAGGTCATGTAACCGCACAACTGTTGCAACGACTCTGTGCCGAACACGGATACACCAACGCACCAATCAATGTGCGAGTCGGCGGTTCCAACGCTGGACATTCAGCTGCCAACTACATCAACGGTGAGATCATCGCACTGCGCCAAATCCCAATCGGCGCAGTGGTCGACCCAATGATCGATTTAGTGATAGCCGCCGGCTCGGAAATCGACGAAGAAGTGCTCAACCACGAAATCGAACTACTAGAAAACATGGGTATCTATATCCTGCATCGCTTGATGGTAGACAAACACGCCACCATGATTGAACCGCACCACATCGACAGTGAATACAACAGTGATCTGAACAGGCGCACAGGTTCCACCAATAAAGGCATCGGAGCTGCACGAGCAGCGCGAATCATGCGCACCGCGACAACAGCGCGAGACTGGAAGTTCAAACTGCCAATCACAGTGGGTGACAGTGCATCTTTCCTTGCCTACCGTGACCGACCTATCGTGATTGAAGGTACGCAAGGATATGGATTGGGGTTGCACACCGACTTCTACCCACAAACCACATCTGGTGATTGTCGCGCTATCGACCTCATCGCACAGACTGGGCTGTTCCCCACCGCTCAACGACCTATCCATGTTTGGTTGGTGATTCGCACCTACCCAATTAGAGTGGCCGGCAACAGTGGTGAACTTGAAAACGAAATCGATTGGGCGACACTGAACGACCGCAACCCGAACATCCACCCAGAGCGCACAACAGTGACCAAAAAAATACGCAGAGTTGGTGAATGGAACGGCCAACTGGTGCGTGACGCGATAGCGGCCAACGGCGGGTGGGGCGACCACCTATCCCTCTGTCTCATGTTCGCCGATTACATCGATGAAACACTCACCCATTTGGAGCACATCTCCGAACTGGACATCGTGCCACTCACCAAACTGGCACTGTTTGAACAGTCACTTGGTCAACGGTGCGCGATGTTTGGCACATCACCTGACACAGTAATCTGGACAGATGGCTACAAGATGCGGAGCACACAATGATCGCAGAAGTGGTCATGCATTTTGGTGATCAATGGGGCGACCTGTTACT